TGCGCTGATATGCTATCTTAAGCTCTCTTGCTTCTCGTCCAATACCGTCAATTTGATCTATGCCCACGCACTGTATGTTCAACGGGATAGGATCATCATCTCTAGTGGTACGATTGGCCCACCATTGTAAATCTAAAGCATCTGAGCCGCAACCAAGATCTACAACACGACCAACACTTTCCATAAAATCGTCATGTTCGTATAGATCATTGAGCGTTCTTAAACTATGCTCATGACTGTCCTGAGAATTTTTAAAAGTTGCCATAAATCAATTCGTCCAATTTTTCTGTGTGTTGGCTAATAGCTGTTGTATGTATCTCTTTTATCAACTCAGCATTATTTTGAAGGCGATGCCAATGTTGCTTCCTCAATTCCACTAAATCTAAATTACAAACTTGTCTAGCCAACAATATTACCTGTGTCATTCTTACCCAAGGATCTTGAATTTGATCATAGCTGTGATTTTGAAACACATCATCAAACACATCAAATCCCATGTTTCTTACTTGATCAACTAGGCCAGGAACTGCATACCACAATGGAAACTGATACCAAGCCATGGCTTTAAATGTTTTTTCTGTGATAAAAATACTGCGCCATGTATTAGGATCAAGTTGACTAGAGCTTTCCACTACAAGATTCACAGGTGCTCTATAAAAGAAGTCATGATCTATTCTGTGCTGAAAAACTTGATCCGCCATTGGGCGATCCACAATCATAGGATACGGTTGTGGCCAGACGAGCTTTTTAATATCATCGCTGGGCTCAACCCCATTGGTCCCAAAAGTCATTATAAGTTCATCTTTGTGAAACTTGGATAATAATCTCTTTGCTATATTACCTCGAGATATACTTGGTCTACGCATGAGACATACTAACTTGTGTGTGATCTCTAGCTCTTCCCAGTTGACATGATAGTGCTCTAAATGCATAAACCAGTTGCCGTTGTATATCAACCGCGTGGGTAAGCAAATTGCTGGATATGGCAATTGACTTGTATCCACCACCGAACTAAACGCCACACGAAACTGTGATGGCAATAGCCCTTGGGAAGTCAAAAACACAAACAGATGATTGATATCACTGTGATCAATGCCTTCGGGTTTTAAGTCAATGACCCAGGTGTACTTTTTAATATCATCAACAGTCAATCCTAACATTGTTAGATCATTGATGACTGTTTCGTTGATGTCTGTTGATCGCAGGATTTCTGATGGTAGATCTCTCCATGCGTCGTAAAAAATAAAATTGTCCTGCAGTCTTGCACGATGCATGTTAAACTTGTATGTCTTCCATGCCTGCTGTACGCAGCCGAACTATATGGCCCATCTGCCATTGTTTGGTATCAAGGCCCTTCATTATGCCCAGCCACTTATTACGCAGTAACGCAACTTCGTTGATAATGGTTTCAAAGTCTATGACTTCGTCTTCGCCATCCACATACTTTTCGGCATCTCTTGACGTTAAAGCACGGGCATAGCCTTCTAGATACTTTTGAAAATGACGTCTACGGATCTTGCGTAGTTGGATATTGAGATAGTTCAGTATGGCTTCTATCTCTTGTAGTTGATTAAATCGATGTTCGGTGATACCGGGAAGCTCTTTGATGTTGTGTTCTACCATGCCACCAATTCGGCATTCTCGTCGAGCTCCATCCAGCTCACGTTCATAGTGTGCTATGAAATCGGGTATCGCTCCTAGATTTGCTACTACTCGACTATACCACATACTGTCCTTTTTCTAATTTGAAAAATAGTTGTTTCATCAATACTCGTCGTCGTATTCGTCTTCTTCCTCTTCCTCAAGCTCTTCTTCTTCTTTGAGATAGTCGGCCAATGCACGTTTGATATCCCCATCCCCTTTGAAAACAGATTTGATTTCATCAGCGTCAACATCATTGTCGATGAGAATGGCAACTATTGTTTCTGCGGCTTCGTTACGATCTACTGAATTGATATAGCGTTTTAATTCAATCCATGTTTCTTTTACTAATTCTACCGACATCATGACTCCTTATTATTTTACTGTTAAATTTTGAGCAAGGGATTTCGATCAAACCACTGTTTTGTTGTTTCATAATCAGCATTGAAATGAATACTCAGTGCCCATCGATCTCCGTTATTTTTTATACCGTGTGGTACATGTGCGTTTAAAATTACAGAGGTATTTATAATGCTAGGATAAACTTCTTCGTAGCCCGACTCATCTTGGATCCATGTATATGCATCAGGGTCGGTATTATAAAAAATATAATTCAACGCCGACGGAGTGGTCTTTTGATCAATATGTACTCCGGCGTCGCCAGAAAGATAACTGATGTCTCCGTGGTCCGGCCCAAGATCTTTGAGAACATCAAGTAGCAAAGGCAACCATGGCATAGTGTTTCGAATTAGTTGACTCGAAATTCTATACCACGATTCGCTCAACCGATGATCGCTGATGTTACCTAGCTGTCCTAGATCATAATGATCACTGTATCCAAACTCTGTGCTTTGTTCCACAGAATCTTTTAAAGATAACACTTTGCGAGTAACATCCATGGTCTTTGTCCAATCATGTTGGATTTGAATATCAACCATTTGGTGGTACTGAGGCATCCGTTATTCCTCCGTGGCTGTATCTTCAGTACTTACTGTTTCCTTCTGATTTGCAAAGTCAGCCATGACCTTGTCCAAACAACCTTCTTCGTTTGACTCCCAGGCCTTGCGGAACTGTTTGATGATCTCACCATCCGAAGTAACAAACATCAGTCGGTTACCATCTTTCTTTAACAGGCCTTTCTTTTCGGCCAAGTCTACAAGACCGCTGTAGGGATTCATGCCTGTTTCATAAGGAATCTTGACCTGCACGCCTTCAAAAGGTTTGGCATAGCGTGTTTTCATTACCTTACAGCCAGCACGGATACCCATGACTTCTGAAATCTTGTTGCCATCTTCATCTTCTTTGAGCTTCATCTTTTTCATAGCAACAACAATTGAGCTTGCATAGATAAAGCCTTGTCCACCGGAGATCTTGTCATCAGGATCAAACATGTCCTGTGACGCATAGGTATGATTTGTACATACCAAGCCTACATTGTAACTACCAAACATGTTTACACAGTTACGAACCAGTGCTGTGAGTGCTTTGGGTTTACGACCCAAGTCGCCTTTCATTTCGCCTGCATCAAACTGATTTACGTCTGTGGGTGTCAACAACATGCCCAAGCTGTCAATGATAAACATGACCTTGGGGCGTTCACCATCTGGTAATGCTTTATAGTCGGCCATAAATGTTGAAATGGTCTTGGCCACATCGTCAATCATGGCCATGCTTAATTTAAGCAGTTTGCTTTCTGACGTGTCCACACCCAAGGCCTTGAGCCAATCTTCGTCCAAGGCGTTTTCACTGTCAATCAACACAACAAAGATACCTTGTTGTTGTGCGTTCCTGGCGATGTTGCCTGAACAGATATAGCTCTTACCTGCACCCGATTCACCAGCAAACACAGTGACCTTGCCCAAAGGAATACCTTTGTTAAAGTCTCCTGAGATAAGATAATTTAAAGCATAGTTGCCTGTAGAGATCCAGTCTGTGGGATCGTTGAACCCAATCGACAAACCGTCGATACTCTTGGTAATTTCCTTGCGGAATTTTGATACGTCAAATGGTTTGCCCATGATTTTTTCCTTTGTAGATGATGTCGGCTATTTCGCTGTGTGTTTCATAAAATTTTTGATTTCTGATATTGTCTAATTTTAACATATATTCTGCCAGTTGGTCAATCGAGTTTGATGAATGTTTTTGCTTTTTCAACAATTCAATTATTGATTTTAAATTGTATTTTTCCAATTTATCATTATCGATTGTTTGTAATTTTTTTAACACCAATTTAGTCAAGTCTTGATTCATGTTTATGACGCTGAGATATTTTGGATCTTCAAGTAGATTCCATACCAATGCATTAAAATTTTTAGTTTCAAACCATGCAATTAGTTGATCCAAATAATATACATTTTGTATGCTGACTGTAGGGTACACACTTAAAATCATGTTAGGGAGTTTTGAGCGAAGAAAATTGTCTAAGTTTTCTTCTACTTTTTTCCAATTTCCTCCACGCTCGAGTTCAAATCTTGTACCTATGTTATCTATACTAAAGGCGATGTCTACCTGACGGAACCATTGCCATTTATCAATCAAATGAGTCGGATAAATTGAACCATTGGAGTTGTAATGAAGTCTGATGTTCTTGGCATAGTTATGTTTGATAAGAAAGTCCAAAAAGACTTCATGTTGACGAATCAAAAAAGGTTCCCCACCATAAAAATCAACGTTAACCAATTGACTGCCTAAATTTTCAAACATTTTCCAAATTTTTTGGTTTTCAACCCATTGTCCTTGTTGATTGAGCAGTTTTAAATCAGTCTTAAATTCAAAATGCTTTGCACGCTCTTCTGCGATTCTTGAGCTACCGTCTGGGCCACAAATCCTACATTTAAAATTACACAAGTTTCCCATCTTGATGTCCAAGCTGATTAGATTAGATAATTGATCTTGTTCCACGTGCAAACAGTGGGCGCGGCTACCTAAATGATCAGTTGTCCACATTCGATTGGATTTGCCACCATGTTGTTCTTTATACCAACAATTTTGGCATCCTACAGGTTTGTTGCCTGACAAAAATTGTTGACGAAGTTGTTTTGAGTAATCACTGTTATACACTTCGGCCACTGAGTGTGAATTGATGTTGTAGGGTATTCCATTGCTGGTAGTGATTGATTCTTTGTAGACGCAACAAGGTTTGAATTCACCGTTACTGGCTATTTCCAAATGTGCCCAAGGACTAAAACAAAAACTATCTGGTAGTTCAAAATTAGTATTGAGTTGTGCATAAGTCAAATTATCTTGAAAGTTTATGTGCAAGGATGAAAACACACATTCATCACAAGAATGTTGTGTTCTAACTAATTCAAAATCTTCATTAGAAAATTCTGGGCTACATATCAAAATAAAAAAATTAGAAATGTCTATCAGTGATGCACACTTCTGGATATGTGTCAGCATTTGAAATGACACTCTATCGCGACTAAACAACACAATTCTTTCATTGTTGTCGTAGGCCGATTTGTACCATTGTCTTAGTAATTGGTATAACACATATCTTGGTTGACTACTTAACCAATCAAGATCAACTACTCCAATTACCTTGTATGCGTATGCTGACTCTACATGTTTGAGTAGATCTTTTGAATGTAATAAGGTCATTAAAATTAGTAAACGCCACAAGAATTAACCTTGTGGCGTTATTTACAGATGTTTACTGCTTGTTCTGACGAGCGCGAATCATTGCCAAAATGTCCTCAGCCTTCTGAGTTGGTTTGGCTTCAACCGGTGCTGTGGCAGCCGGTGCATCGTCTTCTTCATCAAACGAGCTGGTAGAAGAAACAGGCGCGGCCTTGGCCACTGGTGCGGCTTGTTCTGCTACAGTTTCAGAGCCTGCGGAAGAACCTTGCGGAGCCGACACACCAGCAGGGCGGAAGTACGCACCCCAACGGTCAGGATCGTAAGGTTTGCCATCCACTGAAGCTTCAAACATTTCTTTGATAACTTTGAGTTCAGCCTCTGATGGTTTCTTAGGAAGGAAGTCGGAGAGCGTAAACAAACCATGAGCTTCAATTCCGGCTTGTTCTGCTTCAGTCAATGCACTTTCCTTACGAGCCCATTTACTTGTGGAGTAGTCTGCGTATCCACCTTTTGATGTCTTGGTGATACGGAAATCCAGACCACGCATCAAATCAGTTGGCAACTCTTCCAATTCTGGATCCATGAGTGCTGATTTGATTGTTTGGAAAATCTGAGGGCCAATGATGAATCGGCGAATTGGATTTTCAGGATTCTTGTCATCAGCAAGTGGGTTCTCACGAACAAAGCCTTGCATGATGTAGCTACGCTTTTTCCAATACTTACGACCCATGTCTTCAAGAGCTTTGTCTTTGAACCATGTGCGTACTTCTGCTAGGATTGGGCAAGCCTCGCCCCACATCTCAACGCAAGGAACTTGAACTTGAACTTGTTTAGAGTCCATTTCGCCTTTGATGCCGTTGAATGGAAGTTTGATCATTGCACGTTCTACCCAGAAGAAAGTGTTCTTTGAATCACCGTCAGGAAGGAAACGAAGTGTTGCACTTGCGCCTTCTGCGATATTCCAATGGGGGTAAATTGCGTTGTCGCCGCCTGCTTGTTGATTACCGCCTTTGTTAGACTCTGCGGCTTGCAGTCTAGCGCGGATTTCAGATAATGATGCCATAATAGAAATTGTCCTTTCAAGAAATTTTAAATTGCCTATATATGCCTTGCATACACCCAACTGAGTGTAGCATAGATATTTAGCATGTCAACGTCAAAAGGTAATTTTTGTTTAGACTTTTGAGTTACGCACTTAAATATCAGCATATGACACAGTATAACACATCTGCACAGCAAGTCAAGATATATGACGAAATCAGTTTAGTCAAATCAGTGGCTCCAAACTGTTGGGAAATAGATCAGTGCTTCTCTTCCGACACATTGAAATGGTTACAAGACATTGTGATCAACGAAGGCAACGAATTTGAAGTCACTAGGCCACATCATAGATTATGGTTGAAACCCGGAACGGATTACAATCGTTTACAACAGATTGGGTTGGACATTATTCCTGAACTCAACAAGCTCACCGGAAAAGATCTCAACCTTATGATTGTGAAGTACTGGCTGGATCTGCCTAACTTTGGTTGTCAGCCACACTCAGATTCCCTAGACATTGTTGTGACCTATCAAGTGTATGTGGATGTGCATTCTGGATCAGATCAACCCTGCCACGGTGTTGAATTCATGCACGTTGATCCTGCATATGAAATTGCAATAAAACCAAATCACGGCTATATCAACCTCAATGTGGATTCAAAACTGCATCAGGTAATACAAGGATCAGGGACTAGAACTAGTGTTGTGTTTCAGTACAACGTGTGTAACTGAGCACCAGAACTTCTCTAACTGTGTTATCCGGAACTC